CGCGTTTCTCACGTAGTGCTTACCAGCGTACGAAATCAGAAACCTCAGTTTCCATCGGCGGTGAGCTTGGATACAAAGCAGTCGCTCCCACCAATTTCAAGAGGGCTTCCTTCAACTCCGGCGTCATCTGGAGTTGCGCTAGTACATTAGGCGGTAGGACCCGCGTGGGCTCTACAACGGTCACTCCTGGTTGACTCGCACGTCTCATCAGTTCCTTATCCCCAGTGACAAACAGTGCGGGGCGTTCTCTTACCTTATTTAAGGCCTGGATGAGTTTGTCGTCAGCGGCATTCTTCATCGCTGGCACGACGCATGAGTACACCTCAATGAGCTCGTGAGGGATTCCTTTCAAATACGCCTCCCAAGCCCACACATTGTTAGAATTACCAACAATATACACCTTCTGGGCTGCCAACGCCACAAGGTTGGTGATTTTAGGATGGCCTTGATCGGCATCAACGAAAATAACTGGCCACTTTAATTGCTTGCGGACCAGTTGGGCTATAGAATTTGCCCCGTCAAACTTGGATTCGCGTGCAGCATCCAACTCGTCGAGTGCCATCTTGCTAGCAGCATGTTCGGCCTCCTTCTTGGTGTTCCCAACGGCTGAGTATTCGTAGGATTTGACTCCAGCCTTGACCACGGTGATGCAATGGAATGCAGGGTTGAGCATTGACCCAATCTCGGTGATATTAAATTCAGGTGTGCGCCAGCCCAACTTGGCGCATAACTCCAGCAACTTGCCTTTATAGTTTTCGACATTTCCTTGTGCCATGTGCATGAACTTGTTCCATTGCGACGCTAAAACTTGTGCAAATCCGCCGGCACTTGAAATGACTAAATTACAAGCCTGCCTCAGGCTGTAATCGGTCAGGATGGGGATGTTGAGTGCTTGATACGTTTGAAACATCACGCTAGCATTCAACCATGAGTGCAATGATATAGCTAGCGCCAACCTATTATAACCCCTCCTGCCTATTTCACCGAGAATCGGATGTATCGCCAACCAGGGCAAATAGGCTGATAAACGCCCCTGGTGGAAACACTTTGCAGCCTCAACCGCGATCAATATCAATGTACACCACCTGCTACGTGACTTAGCGACCTCCTCAAGGATTGGCCCCGCAATTGTTGTCAACAAAAGTGAGTCACTGAAGTCATCACCTCGTAGGATTCCGGGTAGCATCAACCACAACGGGCTTATAAACGTGACGGTCCCTGCTGCTAATAGCCATGGATCGGATCCGTCAAACAAGCTACCGGTCACCCAACGAGTTGGTTTGACCTCAGACTTGTAAGTCTCCTCGAGTGGGCAGTCGTGTTCAATGATTTGATCGAGATATGGGTGCTGGATGGTGCATGGTAGCGATTTGACCTCACGCTCAATGAACGCTTCAAGCTCAAACACCTGTGTTGGCGTTAGGTCATATAAATGCTCCATCATTGCCATGGTGCGCCATGTGATTTCATGCCATTCGGTTGCAACGACCTTTTCAGGTTCATATTCATAGTGCGCGGGTGTATAGCGCTCCAACAATTGTAGTTGCTTCCTAATCACCACACGGAGCACGGGGACAAATGCGGTTGATTTCTCTAAGCCAAGACACACAGCTTTCAACCAGCGCTTGCCCTCATGATCATTGAGTGGTAATCTGCAATGAAATGATTTGGCAATGACACGACCAGGCTTCGGACCAAAGACTAAGCCGTGATTAGTTGGGTAAAACCTCCCCGAACAATACTCCGCGTCATACGGGTTGGTTATGTAATGTCCCTCGATTTCGAACCCCAGTCCGGCCCAAAATCGGGGCGCCAAGTGATAATGCCTGGAAAAGTACTGTTCCAATAGCATTTGTAGAGAATCATCGCCCAATCCTGCACCAGCGTGGTCCTCTTTCGGGATCTTGGCGTGAGCGCGAACACACTCATGACCCCCTGTCACTATGACGTAATCCCCAACAGATGTATCACCATCCCCCGACTTTACCGTCGCCTCCACCTCGTATTCAACGCCGTGCTTCGTAGTTCCTCGTGTGGTGACGTTCCTGTCTAAGCACTTGACAGCCTTCGTCGGGGCCCTAAGTGAGTGATAAGGTTTATTTTTGACTTCATATATTTCCTCGGTCACATGTGCATCCAACCGCACATGATCGCAGAGGTATATGATAACCTTGCCGCGGGCAGACAATCGGTCCCACTGAAATTGGAACCATTCTCCCAGCTGCTCCGCATTGAGTCCAGAAGTGTAGACAACACTCACTTTGGGTCTTAAATCATGTGGTATTGTTGGCTTGCCTACACTAACATCAGGGTGGTTTAACCAAGCTACGTATTTCGTAAAAGCGTAGGTGGTTGGGCCAGTGCACACTTGGTATCGGTCTGATCTCCCGGAAATCAGCCTAGGATCATATGGTTCCACAGTCCCGACCTGGCTCTCCGCCAATGGTTGGGATTTCATCACTGCCTCGCGCTTCACGAAGGCATCGATGCGGGGGTTAACTTTTGGATTCCCTTCACGCATTTCATTACGAGCAACTATAAGCTTGTTTCTTTTTGGTGGTGGAAAGCGATTGACCCAAGTTTTGAACATGGGTGGTTTCAATCTACCATTGACAACCCATTCGGAGCCTTCCACGACACGGCAAAATAAATGCGTGACAACTGTGGTGAACTCAAAAAGTGGCATTTCTGCTACTGGCATTTGAGCCAAGCAGCCCCTATTGTTAACGGCCACGAGTTCATTGTGTGCACAGGATCTTGATATGACGGGTCGCCTGACGTTGACCCTGATGCCGAAGAGACTGAATCCCAGCTTAGGCCTGCATACCATATCGCTGGTCTTAATCACAGCAGTCTCATCGGGTTCCTTGAGCTTGCGCTCAAGGTTACAAATGTCAGGCGTGTGAATGGTTTGGTGATGGTGTTCGACTTGAGTGATGGGCACCATTTTCGCAAAGTCATAGAACAATTTCAAACTCCTCGTCCCTGTCTCTAGCATTGAGTAGACACTACCCGTGACCCCAAGAGTTATTGCTCCATATAACCACTTCCACAATGACGTGAAAATGTTCCCAGCCTCATACACTGGGACGTACTTTAATACTTTACGTGCATCTGACACATTAACTGCTGCCCTCGCGCGGCGTACGCGTGCAGTTGTGTACATTGCAACACCAACTCCAAACATGACGGCTCCCACCAACCAAAACATACTGAGACTACGAATTGGTTGAAATTTTGCCAGAATTTGTTGTTTAAGCAACTCTTCCTTATGCGTGACCAAGTTATACGCCATGAGTCGATTTTCAGTTTCCAAGTCAGCGAAGAAGCCAATGCTAGTGACTATAAGCAATGCGTCAGCCATCATTTTAGCTGATATGTTATACTTTTGAAGTATTTGTTTGGCTTTAGTCGTAGCCATTTGCCACAACGCTGCATCTCGTACTTTGTTAGCACAATATAATCTACACTCGGCGATAGCTTGCTTTGGCACGTACACCGTCATAGTTTGTTGATTCATAAAAATGAACCATTCACCTAGTGAATAGGTTTTCGATACGATGGGCACAGACTCCTTTGTCAGCACCGTTTTGGCTACGGGATCTTTATCCAATGTGCCTCGCAAATCAAAAGACACGGTTCCAGTGTGCGCATGATCCATCAGAGCATCAAAGAAATCATCCGATGGTGGGACTAGGTCATTATTGTCCTTACCTGGCTTTGAGATCGTAAACACGACAATATCTGATGCAGCTCCAACTTTCGCACAGACGTCCCACGTCATAGCTTGGCCGTTGTTTTCATAATAATTGCTATTATAAACCCAATCTGTAGCTGGC